CCATTCTATGCCCATCTTAGGCAAGGAGTGGAAGTCAATCAGGAAGGTTATTAGAAGGGCCTCTGGCGGCTACTTGGCCTGGAAGTTCGGTGTTTCACCGATTCTTTCAGACATTATGGCCGTTCATAGGTTTATTCCGAAAGCCCGCCATGCGATCGAACGTCACGCCGCTCAAGCACCTCTTCGGTATAGCAAAGCTATCCCGTTGGTTCTTGGGCTTCAATCCAGTCCTTACGCGGGTGGGTATAATCCCATTAATGGGGTTAACTCATACGCATGGGACTGGACAGGAGGGCCTTTAGATAAGCCCTCTGAAATACGTTACGTTCTTGTTGTACGACCGAACACTAAGTACCATACGCAGTTCTTTAATGCTGCGGATGCCTTTATGTCTCGGTTTGCGACTTCACCTGCTAGCTTAGCTTGGGAGAAAGTACCTTTTTCCTTTGTTATCGACTGGTTTGTGGATTTGCGTGCTACTCTTGGTGCGCTCGATCGTGTGGTAGGGTTCTCACCCTACCAGATTGTCGCGTTCACTAGGAGCAAGCAGTACCACCTAACGACTCGTGCTACGTTACGCGGCTTTAGCTGTTGTAACGGTGGCACGATCTTTAGTGTGTCGTCAGATCATGAGTATCAGCACTACGAGCGATCTATTGTTTCTGCCCAGGGATTTCTTCCTGAGTGGAAACCTCGAGTCGGAAAAAATCAGGCCGCCATTTCGGTGGCCTTGATTTCCCAAATGCTTACAAGCATCGGAACGACTCGGGCTGTCAGTGCCTCGGTTAGGAGATTCAATAACGCCATCAACAACAAGTTGTATGGTAGCGCACAATGAAAACAACCAAAACCGGGGTTAAGAGCCCCAAGTTGCCGTATGTCAAACTATTGTCTGACATCCGGGTAGCGATTGTACCACCAGCGAAACAAGAGGAGTTCGAAAGAGCTTCTCCTGGTTTGTGGCTCCGAGTTGGAGACACAGGCTTCCTGGTGGACTTCCATTCGCTCTACCAAGCTAACCTTAGCTTGAGTACTACTGGTTACCGCACGGCTGTTAAAAGTTATGCGATAGCTAGGGGCTGATAAGACATCAACACATAAAGTACCATGGACGCCGACCAAACCTATAATTCGATTGCCTTCATTAAGTCATGGGACAAAGATGGCATTTCGAAACGTCAGTCAAATACGAGAGGAATTAACACTCCCGACGTTATGACTATTCAGTCCCAGGATTACGTAGACTCGGTAACAAAGTTACCTGGCCGT